TGAAGCCTACTCTTGTTTGTGAGTCGCCTTTAAGATTAAATTTAACACACCTTATATCTTTTATCTCAGGTAAAACTGTACCCAAACTTGTGATATTTTCTTTGATTCTTTCATCAGAATTACCTGTCCAACTGTTTTGTCCGTTTACTATGTAAACTCCTGAATTGGAACTATTTACAACATAAAAATAGCCATTCGTTGTATGACCACCAGAACCCCAATTTTCTCCGTGTGCTTGTTGTGTCAAAGTTATATCATTTCTTGGAGTGATCCCTCCAATACTCATAACCTCATGACTGTTATGATTTCCAGCCGCAATTTTGAACAGAAAGGCTTCGCTGTTGTTGATTTTTCCTTGTATATGGGTGTCAGTTTTAACTTGAAGTGCCCAATTACCATCTGCATCTAAGAAACCAATCTCACTTGCTTCTGCATAAAGGTAACCATCTATGTTGCCACTACTGTCCATCATTTTGACTTGGTTTGAGTTGGCATCTGGTCCTCTTAATTCAAAATGATTACCATTTCTAATAGTGACTCTATTTATTCCACCAACACCTATGTAGTAGATATTGTCGTCAGTATCGTAAAGGTTATAACCTACTTGTGTTCCACTATTATTATGATAAATAAGACCTGTGTTGCCATCAGACTGACCTGCCTCTAATATTACATAGGTATCACCGCTTGCAGGCTTGACGTGTAATATACCATCAGGATCCGTAGTTCCTATGCCTACCCTACCATCTGATTTAATAAACATTCTTGTTTGATTACCACTATTTGCAAATCTCAAAGAATCAGCACTGTGGCTATATCCTATTAAGCCTTGAGACCTTGTTCCGTCTGAAAACATTATCAAGGCTTGATTAGAGGCTGGAGTTCTAAGATCGATAGCTACAGAGTCATTATTTTCTATAATAAGTCTATCAGCACCATCAGCAGAATAAGATGAACCTGAATCACCTCCATGTACATGTAATACACCTTCAGGATCTGAAGTTCCTATGCCTACTTTTCCGTCACCTTTAATATGCATACGCATACTAGTATTATTTGTCATAAAAGAAATGCCGTCTGCATTAGCTGTTCCAGATGAAACAACATTTCTAAGTACTAGTCCTTTATAAGTTGAACTAGCCGAGTAACCAAATAAAGCTCCATAACCACCATTTCTATTAGCTGCATACCAAATTTGTGAATCATCTGCATCTGTGCTTATTTGTACGGGCAGTCCTGGGTCATTTATTGAACCGTCACCAACAGATAATTTTCCTAATGGACTCGTAGTTCCTATTCCAACTTTATTATTGCTAGAGTCAACTACTAAGGTAGTTGTATCAACAGTTAGATCTGCTGACATCTTTACATCCCCCACGATATCTACGGGGACAGAAGGAGAAGCAGTACCTAGCCCAACTCTTGAGTTAGCGTTATCTACAACAAAAGTAGGTGAATCAAAAGCAACATCATTAGATCCTACTGTTAAAGTACCTGGCATAGTAATGTTGCCAGACAACTTAGCACTAGTAACTGTACTATCGCTTGGTGTTCCAATATTAACTGGATTGATTACATAAACTGTTACGCCTCTACCAGCTATCACGCCGTCCGTAATTGTTAGAGTATTTGAAGATATTGTGTATGAGTCTTGATCTTGAAAAACACCATCCACAAAAACTATTAAATTAGTTTCAGCAGCTGGATCATCTGAAAGAGTAAAAGCTGTTTGTGGGTTACCACCTGAATCTGCTGCTGTAAAAGTATCAACTGTAAGATTAGAGCTTTGTAAGTTAATTAGATTATCAATAATAACTTCAAGGGCCATTCCATTTGGAGGTGCTGCATCAAAAGTTAAGTTTGTACCTGAAAAAGAAAGAGTATTATGGTGCTGTAACACACCATTTAAGAACACCATAGCGTTAGCTTCAACGCCTGGATTAGTTCCGATATTGTAAGTTGTTGCTCCACCAGCTGTAGTTGCATTAAATATAGTCTGGTTAGCAGACTTTGAAGCTATATTTTCTTGAATCTGTTCAAGAACTCCAGCGGTAACCCTACCTTCAGCAGCATCTCCAGACGAGAATGCTCTTGCCGTAGTGCTCTCTTGAGCACGAACAATAGTTAATGTATTACTAGACCTAGCAGTACACTTACATATTTCATTATTTGAGCCATCATCAAAAGTAATTAAAAAGAATTCACCAGCGTTTAAGCTTGGGAATACGCTACCATCTGTTACTGTAGCGCTCGTAGCAGAGTTGCTAAGACTGGATGCAAGTGTCGTCTTGGCATTGTTTTTAAAAACAATTCCCACAGTAAAAGCCTCCTATTTTTAGCTAACTGTTACTGTCCAGGTAATTGTCATTGAGTCAGCTGACCCTTTGTTAACAACTGAAAATACTGTTCTACAAAGCATAGTACCGCTTGAAGAAGCATTTAATAAAGCTGCTTCCGTAACAGCACCTGTGCCTGTTCCTGCTGCAAAAGTCGCAACATACGTCACAACAGCAGCGGAAACGCTTGTACTCGTAAGAGAGACTCTTCCAAGTTCACTTCCAAGAGCAGTATCAGAAGCCGCTGCAGCTGTAGAACCACTACCTATGGCCATGTGAGACATGGCTGTAGCTGAAGCGTCTTTTATTCTAGAAGCAACGTAGCCTTTACCAGCGGTAACTACTAAGTTATCAACTTCTTGAACAACCTCTCCATTTATTGCAATTGCTAATTTACCTTTTAACTTTAAGTCATCATTTATCATTTGAGCTCCTAATTTAATACAAATGTATTTAAAGCAGCAGTATTCAGTATACTTCCCCCACCGGGTATAAACAGAATACTTACTGATTCAGATATTGTAGCACTATCCGTAAGGGATTTGCCAAAACTATCTACCAAACTTTCTGCGATACTTACAGATTCAATGTCTGTTAAATCTCGTGGTATAGCAATTCCAAAACTATGAACAAGTGTATCACCTATAGAGGTAGAGTCTTGTATTCCATCAGCCGAGTTCAGATTAGTTGTTTCCGTAACACTTAACGTATCTGAAAAAATGTTTTGCCCAGCTACATTAAGTGATTCTGTTATAGATACAGAATCAGTAAGTGCTTTAGAAACGTTAAAGACAGGGGTGCCGTCTGACATAGAAAGGCTGTCACTAGGGACTGAAGCTAATAAAAGGGCGATTGCTTCAGAAATACTAGAAGTATCTGCTATATCAGGCTTAGACACTGAAAAAGCTTGTGATTCGCTTATGCTTAATACATTGTTTTTTACAATACCTGACTGTGTAGCTAAATCATCACTAGCACTAGCTGTATCATCTAAAGCTGCTGTATCCGTAAATGTTCTAACAAAACTAACCACTCTAGCTAGAGACTCAACTACGCTAAGGTCTCCAGTACCTGCAAGAGACGAGTTTACCTCTCCTCCCATACCACTATGGTTAGTACAATAGTAGAACAATGTAGTGGCGGTAGCGTTAGTAACTTGTAGCCTAGTAAACGCACCTGAAGACCCAGGAGTACCGTTTGTAGTTACACCAGTAGTATATTGACTGCCACTAGCATGGCTGCCATTTGAGGTTTCACTAAACCTAAAAGGGTGGTTTGAGTTACTAGAATCTGATTGATCAAAAGTATATGTATTACCCGCTAACAGATGCACTATAGGAGTAATTACCCCATCTATATAGTATTTATTACCAGAGCCATGATTGTTTACACCAGTTGCTACAGTCACTGCAAACGTAGTGTCTCCAGTATCCTGCATAGAGGTTTCAGCCCCCATGCCACTATGTATAGCACAGTAGTAATGTAAGTCAGGAGTAGAAGAACTTATTACAATTCTAGTATAAGCTCCTGCAGATCCAGGTGTACCGTTTACAGTTACGTCTGTAGTGTACGCACTACCTGAGTTGTGAGTGCCGTTTGCTGTAGTAGAAAACCTAAAAGGGTGGCCTGAATTACTTGAGTCTGACTGGTCAAACGTGTATGTAATACTTTCGTTTAGAATTAATCCGGGACTAGGTAACCCATCTATGTAGAACTTATTACCCGATCCGTAAACATTAGTTCCCGTAGCTACAGTAACTGTGTAAGTCTTAGTTGTAGGTACGCCAGAAGAATCGTCAACAGCTTTGCCTACATCTTTTACATCAGACTCAGATATGCTTGTAGTGTCAGATTGTGGAAAACTTACTAATTTAGCTATCTGCTCCGTTACTGTAGGGGTATCTGCTTTGGATAAAGCTGTGGATAACGCTGGAGCATCTGCTAAAGAAGCCGTATCACTTTTTCCTAATCCTACGTTTTGAGCTAAATCTTCTGATACGGATAAGGTATCAGAAGCTGGTGTAGCAAATAGTTTCGCAACTTCTTCAGTAATAGTAGTAGAGTCTGTTTTACCTAACCCACTATCTACGGAGGCTACTGCATCAGATACTGAAGGTGTGTCTGCAAGTACCCTAAAGAAGTCTACAGCCTTGCTAAATTCTTCAGATATAGTAGGAGTATCAGACAGGCTTACACCCATAGCTTTTGCTAATTCTTCTGTTACAAGAGGGGTATCTGCTTTTACTAAACCTACACTACGTATGTCCGAATCCGCTAAAGATAAAGATTCTGCGTTTGGTGAGTTATATTGAGCTGAAAAATATAAGTTTTTAGTATCTGCATCTACGAATACATTTGCAGCTTGCAAATCCGTAAACTGTAATACACCCTCTAGATCGGTAAACGTAAGAACAGATTTAAAATTCTGAAAAGTAGATACGGGACTTAACGAGTCCGTATCAATGACTATACGTAAGTTATTGGAGTCAACAATGACTTTGAAGGCCATCTAACACCTCCAACGTCTTCTTGCTTGTCTAATCCTTGAGTTAGGATTGTTTCTTGTTTTTGCTGAACTTCTTTTTAATTGACCTAAAGACCTAGCGCAATAAGATTTACGCCTTTTAGCAGCTTTACTACCTTTCTTAACTTTACCAGTTACTGCTGTTTTTAACTTAGACCCTGGATTAGCACGCCTGTAAGCAGCTACCCCTTTTTTAGTCATACCAGCCCCTGACTTAGTTTTACGGTAGTTCCCGCCTTTGCCAGTAGTTCTACGTATTGGTTTAGCTCTTTTCCTTGCCATTAGTCAAAGTCGTCTCTTACTTTAAATTTTATAAAATCTTGTACGGTTTGTATGTTGCCATCAGATTTAGTAAATTCTACTTCCCCTTCAAACGTACCCGCAGAAGTCCAAGTCCCAGAGGGAAATATTAAACTGCACTCGCCAGCAGAAGGGCTAGACAAAGTAGCTGTTATAGTAGAAAGAACAGTAGTTTGACCTACTTCCCTAATACGTAGTTTTACAGAACCACCTGACAAATTGACAGGGGCCCAAGTGGTGTTATCTTCTTCGTCTAGAGTCTTACCTGAAGCCGCAGTATTGCTGTCCTTCAAAGTAAAATTTAACTCAGGTAGAGTATCACCTACTACTAATTTGACTGTACTTGAATATGCCATATTTTAATTATAACTGACTGTAAATTGGAATTATATCTTTTACTTTAAAGTCTCCAGTAGTTAAGTCAAACGCTTTTTCGAAACCAGGACCTAAGGGGCTTACCCAAAATGGGTCTCCGTATCTTTTCTCTGCCATGAATAATGGAGCAGCTAATGCATATGGCCCTAAAGCACCTGATCTATCAATAACTTCAAAACTGTATTCGCCCCAATCCATGTCTAATGATCTTCTATAGTTTTTATCATCGGGGCTTATACCAGGTAGCGCCCATGCCAACCCTACTTTAAATCGCTCTCTAAGGTCTAAACCTAACATACTTAAAGGTAGAAGAGCTGTAGCTGCTAGAAACAACGGCATCCCTGCTGCAGTTAGACCCGCTTCGTTAAACCTATTTCCAGATTCTCTCATAACCCCACCAATAACATTTTTACCATAGGCATAAAAGAAAGATTTAAGCTGCCAAATTAAAGCAAACCTAGGGTCAGAAGCCCACACAGGCCTTTCTGCAGCGTTTGGTCTAACGATAGACTCATCTACAAATCTAGCTAACGCTAACTTAACTTTAGGGTGGTTTTCTAGGTTTTGACCATCTTTTTCCCAATTGCTTACATCTTCCCAGGAAAGATCAAGTTCTTGTAAGTATCTTGTAGACCTTTGGTCTCCGTTTTCCGACATCAATCTATGTTCTTGTAAGAACCTTTTACCCATACCAGAAGCCATTATTCTAGTAAACCTTGTATACCACTCAAGCATCGTAACTCTAAAGAAACCTTCAGAAAAACGTTTAGCTTTCTCACTCATAAAGTCTAATTCACCAGCATTAATATACATAGTGTTTATCGCTTCAGTAGAAATAACCCCTATGTCCTTAGCTAACCTAGCTGCTTCTTCGGGGTTACGTACATAATTAGCAAACTCTTTACCAAAGTTTCTCCAACCTTTAAATTCTTTTGATCTAAGAACTGGACCAGCTAAATCGGGTAAAGACGCAAATACTGAGAAAGCTAATAAAGTAGTTATGTTAGCCACAAGACCCCAACTGTTTATAAACTTAAACGGTGCAGACATATTAGGATTTACTCTGCCTAATAATGCATACACTGCGTTTCTTGCATATTCTTGTTGTTCTTCTGGTAGTTGGCTAATAAGTCTCTCTACCTCTTTGGCCCCTCCTCTTTTCTGATACTCAACTCGTTTTACCGCGTTGCCAATATATCTCCTTATAGCTATGTCTGGAGAAGTCAAAGCTTCTTTATCTCCGTCTTTGAGTTGGCGCAAACGTGCGGTTGGTATATTTTTAAATGCTTCTGCTCTTTGTTTTAATATACCTAAATTAAAATCGTTAAACTCTTCTTCAGTAACATTAGTTTCATTGCCCTCTAGTAATCCATTATCAGGATCTACAACTAAGTTATCTACCATTTCAGTAGCTTGTTGTTCATTTATAGAAGGGTTAAATTCAACTATAAGATTTACTAACCCGTCTCTAAGAGCTGGGCTGTTTTGTATCTCTGCAATGTTTACTAACCTAGGGTAGTAGTTTTCTAATTTTTGAATACCTAATTCGCTTAATCCTTCTTGCTCATAAAAATTAGATAACCATTCTCTAACTTCTTTTGCCTTCTCGCTTAGTTCTTCATTTGATTTAGTATTATCTTCTGCTTCTAACAATATTTGCCTAGCCTCTGGTGTAATAGCAGCTACTTCATCTAGTCCTAAAATGTTAGAGAGCTCATTTACTTTTGCGTTTATCTTTACAATTTTAGTAGTTAAAAACCCTGTCTGTGTTTTAGTTTGCGTAGGAGAATAGAAAATTTCTGATATCTGTTTGCCTACTGGGCCTAAAGATCTTAAAAAATTATCATTATCATAAAAAATGTACTTTAACATTCTAGGGATGTTGTTATCAGACGATAATAGTTCAGCAGTTGTTTTTCTTAAATCATTAAATAGTTTCTTACCCGCTACATTTTTTACAGTCTGAGGTATAAAGTTATCTACAATGTTTCTAACATAATACCGTTCAGGTAAGCTAGTTGGTTGTCTTATTGGGTCTTTGACTCCATCTCTATATGAACTAGTAACTTCCTCCACATACTCAGCAAAAGTCGGGTTAAGGTCAAATCTTTGTCTAACGACTGAACTTAACGAGTTAAACGCTTCTTGTATTTTTGCAGCAATTCTTTTGAAAAAAGATTGAGCTTGGTTTTTAGCAGATTTTGTAGGATCTAATAAGTAAGCAGCTATTTGGTCTGCGTACCATTCTTCAAATCCAAACTCGCCTTCATACTGATTAGTGCCTATTTCTTGTTTAGCTTTTTCAAATTCTTTTAGTAAATTGTTAAACAAAGTTTTATTAGATAAAGAGTTAATAGCTTCTTGATTAAACACAGCATGTCCTAGCTCGTGAGCTAATGCTAGAGCTGCAACGCCTTGTTCAAACTTAGTAGCACCTTCATTGAGATTTACCAGAATAATACTAGCGTTTCTAAAATTTATAATCCGACCTTTTAAGTCCTGCTCTTGCATTATCTGTTGTTGGTCTCTAACTAACTGGTCTATTTCAGGATTACCAGTATTAGGATTTTCATCTGCTGAAAGCACTGCTATTTCACTTGTAAGTTTAAATTTATCTCTCGCAATGTTCATTAAACTTTCAACAAAACCTGGTGCGCCAAATCTATTAGATAAAGTTTCTGATACTGTGTAAGTCATTTTAGGAGCTTGAGGTCTAGTGGCATAATTCCTAGTAGGTTGTCCTAGCTCATAGAAAGTAGCAGCGTTATAAGCAGCAGTTGCTTCTTGTTCTGGAGGCAAACCTGGTTCAACGTCGGCACCTTCGTCCTGTGCTTGTTCAAACTGAAACTGACCTTCCTCTCGCATAGAGGGAGTTACAATTTTATTGCTGGGTTCATCTATAAGAGGATTTACTTCCTCATTTATAAAATCTTCAACGCTTTCTATACTTTGCTCCGTTTCACTAGCGAGGCCGCCCCTATCTAACTTATCTCGTTCTCTATTTGCAAGCTCCTCATTTATTTCTTCTCTAGTAAATAAACCAGTATCCTCAATTTGTTGTATTAAGGAATTTCTATCAGTCCTTGTAGTTCCCCTAAAGGGAGCTTTTTGTGTTTCAGATAAAGTAAGATTTCCATAAGTTACAGGATTTTGAACTGTAGGATCAATACTGAGTTCATATCCTAAGTCTCGAAGTAATAAGTACACAGTGTTCAAGCCATCTAGCCCAGCATCTTTCGACCCTCTAGTGCCCGCAGTTTGACTAAGACCTAATTGGGCGTTGTATCCAATGCCTGCAGAAACTAAAGCAGGCATATACACAGGTCTAGGTGCAGTCATGTTTGGGCCTTTTATTTTCCAACCTGTTTTTTTATTTTCATTACGAATTCTAGATTTTTCTATATTTAATGCTCTAGTGACCTGTGCAGGTAAATCTAAAGCTACATCTGCAGTAGAGTCAGGGGTTTGGAGCCTACGTATCTCGTATCGCTCATTATTATTTTCTTGAATGATATATAGATTATTAGGGTTTGCTTGCGCTACTTTTACATAAGCATTTAGTAACGAGTCAGAATAAAAACCTGCTGCTAAGTCAGATTCCATAGGTCCGTTATATTCAGCCTGCACTGGAAATAAGGTTCTAGCTGTCGTTTTTAATGTTTCGTCTCTACCCCTACCAGGTGCCCAACCTTGTTTAGTTCTATCTAAAATAGGAGGATCATCAGATATTTCTGGCACATCTAATTGTTCAGCTCTCTCTGCAACCCCTGCAATTTGACTTTCTCGTTCAAATCCTATTTCATCGGTATCAACGTCATCCTCTATAACCTCGCCGTCATCATCAAACTCTAAGTTTCTAGTATCTGGTTCTTCTTGAGGTAACTTAGCTTTCCTTTCGCGTAAATGCGTTTCAACTTCTTTAGCTGGTTGTACTGTGTAACTAGACCCAGCGAATAAAACATTGGCTTGTGTTACCGTTGCATCTAAGTCTTGAGAATTAGTAGATTGGTACCAAACAGGGTTACCTTGATCATCGTGTACTTCTACAACCATGGTGTCTTCAGGCTTTCGGTTGTGTGCGTAGCCTAACGCGTTTACAAGTTCAGAATCCAGTACAGTAGTGTTGTAAGGATTCTTCTCCATTCTCATTTTAAAAGAGTTTGCTTTTCTTTCATTAGTGGTAATAAACAGACCCATTTCAGAGGTTACTACTTCTCCTGTTTTTGGGTCTACAATCCTTCTACCTCCAGCTGTCGTATAGAAAACGCCTTTGTCTCGTAGCTTTGATCCATTCTTTCTAACCCAACTGTTCCAGGTATCAAAACTATCCCTATCTATATACATAGAGTCTTTTTTATTATCTGGATTAAGCATAGCGTCATACTGTGAACCAAGCCATTCTTCTGGTTCCTTGTATACTCTTCCTGCTTCTGTTTCGCCTACTCTTTCTTCCTCCCAATCCCTTGCAGCTTCTTGGGTATGAACATCATCTATGTCTGTTCTAGCTTTGCCTATAATGCTGGTGACTGTACCACCTGCTCCACCAATGCCCGCCCCACCAAAAAATCCTGCAAACACTGCTTGCGCTCTATCTAGGTTCGCTTGAGCCTGAGTATAACTATCATCAATAGCGAACTTCTGTTGGATGCTAAGTTCTTCTTGAAGTCCTTCTGTTGCACCTTCGGTACCAGCAGTTCTTATTGTAGAAGCCCCAATACTTTTTAAAATTCTATTATGAACAGGACCATTTCCTTTCTTCATTTGATTTATAAAACTTCTAGCAACCAACGCCTCTCCGCCTACACCTATGGCTGTAAAAGGCACACCCAACGCTAGTGCTTGAAAAGCTCTATCTGAATCCAACATATCTTGGTCAGCAAAGTTGCCATACGCAATACCTGCCCCTTGTGGGTACTCTTGACCAGCTGCACCGACCAACCCCCCACGTTGTGCGTACTTTCCTCGAACTACTTGATAAGCACCTTGTAGAAACTCCTCTTCGTCTTTGTCTAGAGCTGGGGGTAAGTTCTTTTTATTTTGTTTTTTAGCCTGTTCATATGCTATCTTTTTTCTAACAATACGTTCAGCTTCTTTAGCTCCTATTTTTTGAACCAAAGCTTTTGTCATAGCAGAACCCGTTAGCCCTGCTGCAGCTCCAGTTAAAGTTCCAGGGCCCGGCGCTATCAAACTCCCTACAGCAGCACCAGCTATAGCAGTTACTATACTAGCTCCAGCAGAAGGTAAAAACTGACCAGTAGCTCCAATCGCTTGATTTATAAAACCACCAAAGGTAGGTTCATTTAAAAATTCTTCAAAGTTTTCAAGCCCTGCCATATAGGCAGAACCTTCTAACTCCATTTGTTCAGCTTCTGCTAGTGCATTATCTCTAGCATCTTCATCACCCAAAAGCTGATTACCTAAAGCCCTAAAATAGTTTAGGTTAGCTGCAGCATTGGATGCTCCTGTTCTAACTCCTCGAGTAAAAAAGTTATAAGGGTCATTTTCCAAACCAGCGGGCGTACCTGCCTCTAACGGTTGACCTGATAAATCTCCATACTCAGTCTTGTCATAAGCGCCTAATACGTTATTGTCAGTGAGGTCTCCAACCTGCCCACCTGAAAAAGGTTTTTTATCTTCTTCTTTTTGAGTAAATAATTGAAATGCAGTGTCTGGGTCTACAGTTCTAGGTTTAGAAGAGTCGGGGTCTAAGCCTCTAGCCTGTTGCATAAAGTCAGAAGAGTAGTCAGCCGAAGCATCAGGAGTCTCGAAAGCTAGCATAGCTTCTATAAGGTTCTCTCGTACTGTAGGATCTTCTAAATCAATTTTAGCTTGAGAGTTGTACCCAGTCCTATTAGATACAAAATTTATATAGTTTTCAGTAGGGTTGTCGTCTGAAGGAGGGGCAAATCTATTTATTACATCCTCAACCGTGTCTAGATTATGACGTAACTTATAGTTTAGAAGTACTTTATCAGCGGCTCTTAGGCCGTAGAGGGGGTGTTCGAATTGTGCATAGCCATCATTGTCGGACCCTACCTGACCTAGCCAATTATTGTTAGCATTGTAACGAACGTTAAGCCAATTTTTATTTCTTTGTCCAACCTGCATATCATTGTGGATTTAGTACTGGAAGCACTCGTAATAAAATCGCATAGTCTGTAGGACCTACAGCGTTTTCGATTTGTTGAGCCGATAAACTTTCTTCAGCTTCTGTCAATTGACCTCCAAAAGTTTCAACTGTTACTAATTCAATTGGTGTACCCTTAGCGTCAACTCTCCAAGCCATATTTTCAAAAGCGTTAGCGAAAGCGTCGCTGTTTTCAGGCGCTGGTATATCCCCCCAAAAATCTGCTGAAAAGAAATTGAAATTTTGCTTTAACTTATTATAAGCCGATTCAGATACCAGTGTTTTGACTTTTTGGAATACCCTCTGTCCTTTACCTGTTGAATTTTTTAAAATACCTAATTTATCATAATTATCTGGTATGTCATTTAAAAAAGCATCAAGCTCAGTTCTAGCTATCCTATACGCAGAAGAAGCCCCACCACCGTCTTCGTCAGAAGGATCAGCAATAGCCTCATCTAACGCAGTCACTAAGTTATCTAATGCTTCATCTTGTGTTTCTCTAGCATCATCGGCTAACTCTTTTCTATAATTTAAGAACGCTTGTCTTGTATCTATATTTTGTCTAGCAGCTTGAAGTAATTCACCACTATCAACAGAAGGATCACCTGTTTTAATGTTGTTAACTAGACTAGTCGCTAGACTCCTAACATCTGATTCCGTGGTCTCAGGTCCAGCTAATGCACTAGCTACTACTAAACTAGCAAGAAAAGGGTTCTGTACTTTCTTGTCTTCAACCGCTTGTTTAAAACTTTCTCCGCTGTTAACTCCAGCATTTTGTAATGCGATCTTGTAAGAGGCTACAAGATCATCTGACATAAAACTTTGAAGGTTCCCACTGTTTACTAAATCTAAAGCTGCTTTTTTAGTCGTTATTTTAGAAAGGTCTGGATATTGAGACATATCTATGCCATCCATAAACTGTTCTTTAGTTAGAGCACTAGCATCTGTTTCTAGTCCTATTTCGGTTCTTGGAGTTTGGTATTTTTTGAACCTAGAAGAAGTGCTTTGTCTAATTTTTTCAGCAACTTCATCATCGCTTAGGTTTATAACAGACCCCCCAAACTGAGCCCTATATTGGTTAATCGCCCTTTTGTCTACAGAATCAGTCGTCGTACGACGCATAGGGACATTCCCACTATTTAATAGCTCGTCTTGTAGTTTTTTGTTTAGTCCAACTCTTGACCCTAAAGCATTGCCACCTAACTTACTTAAGACCTCTCTCTGTTCATCTGCGGTGAGTTTAAAGAAGTCATACTGACCCCCAGGTTGTATACCTTGTAAAAGGTCTGCGTCACTAACCCCCGCTATAGAGCTAGTTTGATTAGCCCCAGCAGCTTTATAGTCATTCCATTTCGCAAGCTTATCTGCACTAATTCCTTTTTGTATTAAAGCAGTCGCAGATTGTAAGCCCACGGATTGGTCAGCTCCCCTAATCTGACTGTTGGGATTATCTATTGCGTTATAAGCCTGTTGTCCTGTTACTCGTACGTCGTCCATTAAAGTATCAGTAGTAACGCCGTCTGTTCCTGTCCCTGTAACACCTAAAGTCTGTTGTATATCAGGTTGAGAAAGCGCTTGAGCCTTTCTTGACATTGTAGGATTAATAGCAGTATAAAGTTGATTTACCCTACCTTGTAAAAGAGCCCCAAACTCCGCACCGCTTAACAGTAAGGTATTGTCATCTTCTCTATCTGTTCTGTTTCTTGTAAAGAAACTAAACTTGCCGTCTTTACGTTTTAAAGGAACCATAACAACAGACTTACCGCCACTTATCCAATCATTTATGTCTTTGTCCGCAGCTGCTAACGCATCAGCGTTGCCTGATGCTTCGGCTTCTGCTCTACGGTCGGTTAGGCTAGTAGGAACTAAAGGCTTACCTTGTTTATTTTTGTTTATAACTATAGGGCCACCTACCTCTCCTTGTTCTACGCCTGACCCCTCTCGTACGTTTGTGTTTATGTACTGATTTAAACTAGTGTTTGTATTTAAAACATACTGCCTAGTTCTAGGGTCCATCTTTTGAAAAGCTTCTAGATAACCTTCGCCTAATTCATAAAGGCCTGTTTCTGCATTTAGGTCCATAAACCCATCAATAGAGTCTAAAAAAGAAATCTCACGATTTGCTTTATTAGCATCTAACCCAAATTCAGCAATTTCTGTTTGTGTTTTTAAAGCTTCTCTTTTTAAAGCAGCATCTTGTGCTCTAGATACATTACCTAGTGCACTTTCAAAAGCTTTTGCAAAGCTACTATAACTTTGTGCCATATCTAAATACCAAAAGTTAACCCAATTATAGCAGCGCTAGCTAAAGACCCGCCTAAGTTTGTCATGTTTGCTCTGTGACTTGCTCTAGCATTTTTATAAGCCATATCTCTTCTTGCCGCATTTTCAGCTGCCGTGTTTAGTTGGCCAAGAGCATTTCTGTTAACACCCTGACCGACGTTTATTAAATCAGCAAGAGTAGCTTGATTTACTTCTCTTTGTTGGATACGCGACCTGTTAAGAAGATCAGCCCTATTTAAAGCCCCGCCTAAATTAAGAGCTTTCTCTTGTTCCTGTCTTTGCACTGCTGTTAGGCCAGCCCCACCGTACCTCTCTATGTTTCTTTGCTGTATGTCTCTTGCTCGTTGCGTTGTTTCTGTAGCAGTCTCAGCGGCTTGGTCTATAAGACTAGTATCGTCTCTAGCTTCAATTAAACGTTCTTCAAAGGGCCTAAAATCTCTTATATAGTCTTCGTAATCCGTTCTAGCTATGTCGGCATAAGCTTTTTCAGGATCTGTTACTTCGGGCAACATGCCTACATTAAATTCAATAGCTTCTGGGTTTTGCATCCCGTACCCTTCCATAACTTGTCTGTATCCTAAACTTACTGGTATAGCCATTATGTTTTATATAAGCCTCCGCCTAAACCTGATATATCTTGAAATAACTTAAACCCTTCGGCATCTAAGTCTTTAGATTTAGCATAAGCCGCAGACCCCGCCGTAGTAGCAATTCTAATACCTGCCGCAGTTCTAGCGTCTCGCAACATTTGTTTATCTTTGGCCTCCTGTAAAGATTTAGTAGTTTCCATTCTAGCTATTTTACTTAGTCCAGTAGTAGCATCGGCTTGTTGACCCCTAGCTACTCCTAACACGCCTACTTGTTGATCACGTTTCGCACCTAAAGCATCTGAAGTAGCCTTACCTATTTGGGCTCCGGCAGCAGAAGCAACATCAGCTGCAACGTCCACAGATCTTGCTGCCTGTATACTTGGTTTTGCTGTAAGCGCTATCATTGTATCTGCGTTAGCAATGCCTGTAGCCGTAGGAGTAAAATCTTCTGAATCCGCTACATCGCGCATTTCACGCAATAACGGTCCGTATAACCTTCTAAAGTCTTCTTTTTCTTTAAGGGCAAGTGAAGCCTGAATTTTTTCATTTTCTGTAGGCTTATACTCTTGTTTTTTAGGTTTACTCAACGTTTCTCCTATAAATTCGTGTGTCTAAACTCCAACCATTTTCAACAGCATACTCTTCAAAGCTTGAAACATTTGATTGGGCTTCTATAAATTTACAGCCTAAATTTTTAGCCACATCATTTATCCAAGTTTGATGAGTAACCCATTGATGCTCACCAGTAGCATAAGTATACGCTACCCACATGTACAATGTCTTGTCTTTTGTGTACCTATCTATTTCAATAGTAAGAACTAAGAAGCCTTTACGGGAAGTGAATAGAAAAGCTCTTTCGTTTACACACTCGCTATAAACGTCTTCAGGAAAAAATGTTAAATTAGGGTTGTCTCTCAGTATCTCCTCTAAACCTGGTTTTACAGTGTCCCACATAGATCGTATATCTGTAAGCACAGGTTCAACAAACCCATCAGTAGTCAATCTCCTTACCATATCTTCTATACCTTTTTCTTGGGTTTAGTCCAACACCTTTGTATTTAACAAGTCTTCTAACACCAAGGTCTCCTGCTCTTGACCTAGCCTCAGCTTCTCTAACTTGTTCGTCAAATAAATTCCTGTAATCAGCTGCTGCTCTTGGGTCACTCCATTCCCTAGCGGGTATACGTAGTAACCTCCACAAAGCGCCAAATATAATGCCGTCTCTGTAATCGGTAGAAAAATCTGTATCTATATTATTAGAAGACCTAGAAGGTTTAAGAGCTACACTAACTCTAAACCCGTTTGTTTTCGTAGAACTCGGCACAGGAGCTACATAAAACAAGTCTGGAGATATCTGTAAAAAAACTTCTGGCGTGCCTGTTCTATCTCTCCAATCAGGGTAGTTAAGTTCTAAACTACGAGGGCTAGTGGGGTCCATATCTTCCCCGTCATAAGTCATCCAAAGGATTTGATGAACATCGGTGCCAGTAGGTTGATCAAATTCGTACTCAAAAACTCCGCTTATGCTAGTAACTACATCTAGCTCGACTTTATAAGCTTTAGATTTTTCGCATAGCTCAATAGTAGATGAACGTAAGTTTGTTTCAACTAAAGTATCAGGACATCCGGGAACGTACGGTAATACGTCTTTTACTAAAGAATCAAAACTAGCCACCTTAGCCTCCTATATTAGAAGTCGCTAAACCCCTAGTGGCAAGGTCAAAGTTAGGATTAACCAAATTCTGAGCTTGAGTTCCAGAACTTAAACTGTTTACAAATAATTGATAATGCTGACTAGACCTTTGTACATTACCTGCGTATTCAGAATCTTTTAAGTACGACTTGAATAAAACAAAATCTACTACCGCGTTAGCAAATGTGTCATCAATATCAATAGTAGAAGATGTAGAACTTAAATCAGTTGGAGCCTTAGAGAATACAATTTCGACAAAAGCATTTCCAGAAACTCCTGGATATACATAAAAACTTCTAGGGTCGTCTTGATCAAAAATGTAATGCTTCACGTTAGTTCCGTGTGCCGCATCTCCGCTGACGGTAGGATCATTCCAATCAGGCTCTTGAGTGTTAAGGATGTCGCTATCGACAATTCTAATTGCTCTTTTTCCTGTAGCACCGCCAGAAGCATCAGACATATTTCTGGTTACTTTTATTAATCTTAACCCAGTTGTTGGTAATGTTTGTTTTGTGCCAGTAACTAATTGAACATTAGACGTAGTAGCAGAAGCATCCGGTCTAAAATTAACAATCTCTCTTTGTGCATCATTTATATATCTAAGTAATTCAGCTTCAGGCCAACGCACGCTTGTTGTATCTTGTAGAGTGTCTTGCACTCTAGCAATAATGTTTGCCCCAGTAAGTGTTCCCATTTTTTATAATTAGTTAATAGCGGCTTGTAGCTCCTCTATCAAAACAGCTTTAGTTTTACGCCTATCCAACTCTATACCTAGAGTACGACCGTAAGTTTCTAGTTCAACTTTAGTCATACTTTCTAAATCCATCGGAGTTTCTTCTGTTGTAGTTTCCTCTGTTGTAGTTTCTTCTACTACAGGAGTCTCTTCTACTACAGGAGCTGCTGCTTTCTCTTCACTCTCAACTTCTCTAGCTCCTTGCTGTAAACATAAAACCCCAAAATCTGTCCCTACATTTTTAGGTACACCTGCCTCAAAAGAATCTGCATGTCCCCATGTAGAGGCTACATATGTGTCTTGGTCAAATACTACTCTCATTATTTTCTCCTTCTAAATTTATAGGCGACTAAAAAACTTTAGCCGCCCATAAAATGTTATCACAATTAGAATGCGACATCTAATCTTATGACACCAAAGTCCTCAGACTGACCTGTTATGTCAGAATTGTACTTTGGCTTCTTAAGACCAAAAATCTTACCAATTGAAATACCGTTTTGGTTTCCGTAGTCAAAAGTATCTTCAACTATTTCTGGAAGACCAATATCAGCCATTGCAAGTGATTGCGCACCGCAGAATAGACATGATGCGTAGTTAACATCAGCATCAGCTCCGCCTTTAAATCCAGCAGAACCAGCATTACTTGAGGTGCCAGCAGTGGCTCCTGAAGTGTTAAATACGTGTCTAAACTCATGAACCATAACACCGTCAACCATTAAGCTAGAAGATCCAGCAAATAGTTCGTTGTTTGGCCCTCTGATTCCAGCGCTTCTTACGTTTGATAAGAAGTCTGAATCGAGTTTAAGATCAGCCATTACTTGCGGGGAAACAAATAGATGATACATCTCTTCATTACCAGCGCCTCTCATACCTCTGATGTACTGATCTTTAGCAAAAGCTTTTAGATCAACAATGTGTCTGTACTTCAGAGTATCAGTAGCAGTAATAGATGTAACAGAACCAGCAGCAAGGTTATTACCGCTAATTCTCTTGTGTCTATTCGTTGTTGGTGCAGTTATATCACTATTAAACGAAAGATCCCCAAGGTTCTGTCCTGAAGTAAGAACAGGCCTTAAAGCTCCGTTGTTTTTATTTGTGTATGCAACACCAGCAAGCGATAAGAACGCAAGTTGGTCTATTCTATCAGCCATTGCATAAGCAAGGGCATCCCTTGAATGCTCACGGAAATTTACAACTGATTTTTGATCAGCCAATCTGCCCGAAAGCCTATTAGCAAATCTTAATTGATCAAGCTGTACGACGATGTCGAAGGATCTTAACGCCTCTTCATTTCCTTCTAAGGTGTTGTCTCCAACAATACCATCACCGGTCATGTCTGCAAGAAGAGTTAAAACTGCTCTTGCTCCTTTCTCGGATTGGGTAAGTTCAGAAATTTCCTGAACCATTGCGTTGGGTCCGCTACCTGCGAATTGATTAATGAAGGACATATTCCTAGCAACACGCCAGAAATCACGAGACCAGATGGTGAGCTGTTCACTGGTCAACGCGCTAAAGTTAGTATTAGCCATTTATATACCTTTAAGTTTAAAAGTTAACCAGTCGCTATATTCTGGGGCGACTTTTACCCGTCTACCCTTTATCGTTGGGAAACGTCTACGTGATTGTAACGAACACGAGCTCGACCATGTTTTACGTCTTGATTGACGAATACGTTGTTTAACCTCTACGAAGAGAACTAAGTATCGTCTTAGCGGACGTATCTATATACTACCCTACCCAAAATCACCGCGCAATCTTTTAAGTGTCTCTTCTGGTAGAGCTTGAAACTCTTTTTCAGACAACTTATTAAGATCTACTGGCTTGTCTCCTCTTTGAGCAGCGCCTTCTCCTTTCATAGAAGGTGGTTGTTGTTTAGAAGCTTCTATTTTTTCGCTGACCTTAGCAGTTTGTTTCTTTTTATTTAGTTCTGCTATTTTAGGATCAACTTTAGGAGCCTCCGTTTCTAGTAATTCTGGCTTTTTCATGTTTAGCGTAGTAGTGACGGCTCGTTCTAAAGCATAAGGGCCATCATATCCCTGCATCATAAAAGCATCCCTTAGTTCTAGAGCTTCTTTTAGCAAATCTGCATCATGGTCTGCGCTGTTTACATCAAATACTGGATATTGTTGCTCTAATTCGGTCGCTTTTGCTTGAATTGCCTGCACTTCTGTAGATTCTTGTATGTTTTGAGTAGTAGTTTGCTGGACTTCAAACATAATTTGCTGTTTTTCAGCATTTCTAATCTCAGTTCTTAAAGCAATAGCTTTTTCT